TATCGCAAGATCCAGAAAATTCAGATGTCTCATCAGATGCGACTAATGTCTATGTTGTGATTCAAAATCACATTTTTGGACAGAAGTCTGCTGGATTAGCGTAAGGGAGATTAGATTATGGCTATATCAAGAGCGCAACTAGTTAAAGAACTAGAACCTGGTCTAAATGCCCTTTTTGGCATGGAATATGACCGTTACGACAATGAGCATTTAGAGATCTATGATACAGAATCTTCAGACAGAGCATTTGAAGAAGAAGTCATGATTAGTGGTTTCGGAAATGCTGCAACTAAGTCAGAGGGTGCTGGTGTATCTTTTGATAGTGCAAATGAAGTATATACATCAAGATATACAATGGAGACAATTGCATTGGCTTTCGCATTAACTGAGGAAGCAATGGAAGATAATCTCTATGATCGTCTTGGTGCTAGATATACAAAAGCATTAGCAAGATCAATGGCACACACTAAGCAAATAAAAGCTGCTGCTACATTAAACAATGCGTTTAATTCTAGCTTCACTGGTGGTGATGGAAAAGAGCTTTGTGCTACAGACCATCCTCTAGGTGGTGGTGGAACATTTTCAAATGAGCCATCAAGTGCTGCTGACTTAAATGAAACATCATTAGAAAGTGCATTAATTGACATTTCTAATTTTGTTGACGAAAGAAACATGATTGTTGCTCTTCGTGGTATGAAGTTAATCATTCCACCAGCATTACAATTTGTTGCTGATCGTTTATTAGAGTCTACTCTAAGACCTGGAACTGCTGACAATGATGTAAACGCAATTAGGAATATGGGAATGTTACCAGAGGGTTACGTTATCAACCATTTCTTAACAGATACAGATGCGTTTTTCATCAAAACAGATGCTCCAAATGGGTTCAAATATTTTGAGAGAACACCATTAAGCACAAGCATGGAAGCAGATTTCGACACAGGAAATATGAGATATAAAGCTAGAGAGCGTTATGCTTTTGGTTTCACTGATCCTAGATGTGTGTTTGGATCACCAGGCGCAGCTTAACGAACAATTGTTCA